TTTGATCTGATTTTCTTCCAGCCAGTCTTGCAGATTTCGCAAGCTGGCGCCGCTCTCATATCGCTTGTAGAGTTCGCGCACGATTTCTGCCTGTTCTGGTATGACGCGGAATTTGCCATCTGCATCTTTTTCGTATCCATAGAGCCGGTAGCAAGGGATTTTCAGTGTTCCGACCTTTGCTTGCATCTGTCGGCCGCGCCGGATGTTGCCGGAGATGGATTCGCTTTCAGACTGCGCCATCGCGCCGTACATCGTGATCATGAATTCGCTGTCTGGCGGCAGAGAGTTGATATTCTCTTTTTCGAAGAGAACCCCGATGCCAAGCTGCCGGAGGATGCGCGTATAATTGATGCAGTCGAGCGTATTGCGGGCAAATCGTTGGATGGACTTTGTAAGAATAAGGTCGATCTTTTTCTGCTTGCACTGGCGGATCATCCGCAGGAATTCTGTGCGCTTTTTCGTGGATGTGCCGGTGATGCCTTCGTCCGCGAAAATGCCAGCCATTGTCCATTCCTTGTTGGACATGATTTTATCTGTGTAGTACTCGCACTGGGCTTCGTAACTGCTGGCCTGTTCTTCCTCCTTGGTCGAGACACGGCAGTACGCCGCGACACGAAGCTGTTTTGTGACCGTGGTCGTTTGCTGCAATTCCGGCTTTGGCGGAATGATAATGACGCGCGGTTTTTCGTCTGTCATACCAAATCTTCCTTTCCAATGATCTGTCCGTTTTTAAGCTGCAAGCGCACCGTCTGGCGCGTCACCAGCACGGCAGAGACGGCACTCTGCAGCAGCTCCGCGTTGAGTTCTGCCGTGCATTCGAACGCTGTAAACAGCCGCCGCAGGCGCTCGGTTTCGTATTCTTCGTTGCCGATGTCGTCGTATTGCTCCTGCGCCAGCTTGCAGATCAGACTTCTGGCAGCGTCCTCGTCAAGCGGCTGGGCGTTCAAAATGTCATCCAGTTCAGCTTGCGTATTCGTATGCGTCGGCTTGGATGTTCGCTCTGGCCGTATAATGCGTTCCGGCTGTTCTGCCAGTCTGCCGAGCAGGTGCGTGACCTGTTGCTCGACCTCCGGTGTGGGCGGCTTGGAGCAGACACGCTTGAGTGCTTTCTGTGCGGGTGTCCGCTCCGGCAGGCGCTGCTTGGTCTGCCTTTTTGCAGATGCTGCTTCAAATAATCTTATGTCAACTAAATTTGGATAGCTGTCTGCGCCGATGTACTTGGCATTCTCCAAGATTCGGGCAACCATGTTCTTGTTCCAGCGCTTGCCCTCGTCATAGGCGGGGCCGGTCTTGCTCATCTGTTCTGCGATTTCCTTCAGCGACGCGCCGAGCATATATTGCAGGAAAATATCCTGCACAGCTTTTGCTTCCGGTTCGTTCCGGATGATCTCACCCATGCGCATTTGATACCCAAACGGCAGCTTCCGATTCCCCATTACCGCTTCGTCCTCTCAATCTGCTCTGTCAATTCCAAACCGTTTTTCAGCCGAAACCGCAGGCGCTCGTTGCTGTCCACAATGATTTTTTCCACAAGCGCATCGAACAGCTCCGCATCAAAGCCATCGAGGAAGTCCGGCCCGTCCTCCAGCGCATCCATGAGATCGCGGGTACGATCCGCCAGATCGTCGCTGTCGGTATCGAGAAGCCTAGCCTTTTCCTGTTTCAGACTGCGAAGCTGTTCGCTGAGTTTGTTATTTGATGTTATAAAAGTATCAGGATCAACGCCACCCGCTTGCTGAAGCTGGGCTAGGAATTGAACCTGACTGAGAATATCGGATATTTTCTTGTTGAGGGAGATCACATCTTCGCTCCAGAGCATCCGGCTGTAGCGGATTTTCTGGAGGTTTGAGAGCATTTGTGTGAAGATGGGGTTACCGTGGTGTTTGAGTTTGTAGTACAGACGGCAGAACGCTGCGTTGATTGTATTCTCTGGTATCTGACGGATGTCACAATTCCGACCTCTGTCGTGGCCTAAGCATACCCAGTAAACGTTTGCATTGATTTCTTTCCTTCGAAATACGGAGCCACACGATCCGCAATACATCTTTTGGCGCAGTGGGTATGCTTTGTTATGCCTTTTGGCGACTCGTTCCGATCTGCTTTCCAGCAGTTTTTGCGCCAATTGGTATTCCTGCTCCGAAATGATTGCCGGATGCGTTCCCTCTGCCCAGTAGCACTGGGCTTCTCCGGCATTGATTTTGCAGTGGAACGGAAAAGTACTTGGGGTGTAATATTTCTGCCATTTGGAATTTCCAGTGTATTTTTCATTCCGAAGGATGTAACGCACGGACGAAGAATCCCATTGCGCACGTCCATTTTTGCATGGTATGTTGTTGACTCGTAAATCTGCGGCAATTTGTTCAGTACTGCGGCCGACAAGGAAATCGGAGAAAATTTTCTGCACAACATCAGCTTGTCCCTCGTTTATTTGAATCCGTCTGTTTATCGACTCATAGCCATACGGAAGATATGCTGGAATGTATGTGCCATCCTTCATCCGCTTCTGGACTCCCCACTTGACGTTCCCAGATATGGACTCGCTCTGCTTTTGCGCTAGGGATGCCATGATTGCCGTGACCATTTCACTAGACACCTTGCTGGTGTCGATGCCCTGTTCTTCGAACTGGACGCTGACGCCAAGCTCTTTGAGTTCCCGAACGGCTGCAAGGCAGTCCTTTGTATTTCGGGCGAACCTGGAGATGCTCTTGACCAAGATCCTGTCGATCTTTCCTTTCCTGCAATCCTGCATCATGCGCTGAAAATCTTCGCGCTTTTCAACCGACGTGCCGGTGATGCCCTCATCGGCGTAAATATCGACCATTTCCCAATCTGGATTACCGGAGATGAGTTCGGAGTAATATTGGTTTTGGACTCGATAGGAGTTGAGCTGATCTTCGCTGGAGGAACTGACGCGGGCATAGGCTGCGACACGCAGCTTTCGCGCGGCGATCTCATCGTGCGCGGGGATCACAATGACCCGCTGCTGTTCCAGCGCAAGATTTCCATCACTCTGCTTTTTTGCCACGTCGTTCACCTCCTTGCAGCAACACACTACTACAATATTCGCAAAATAGCTATGACCAAAACGGAGAAAAATCAAGCGTAAAGTGTGAAATTTGCACCAAGCTCGACAGCGATCCGCCGTGCGATCTTCTTGATCTCATTCTCTGAAAAACCGACCGTTCGGAGCGCTTTCAGGAGCTGGCAGATGCCTAAAAAATCAACATTTGGATTCATACGGTTCTCCTTTTGCCATGGGGCGGCTCTGTTTGCGCAGAGCCGCCCCTGCTTTTGAAATTTTGATGTTTGCTCCTATTCGACGCTTCTTCCCGGAGCATGGCAGCGGCTGAACGGCAGCTGGCGCCGCGCACGGGTCTTGCACCCCTCCGAGGATCTCTCCGAGCTGCCCCCATTACGTTCCGTTGTGGCTGGGCAGGAGTACCATTATCCGCGGATGAGATCATTGCGAGGCAGCTTGCCAAAGCTGCTTTTGGATGGATGGGTACCGCTCGTCACCTTCTTGGGCCGTCTTTATGCAGTTCCCTGCACAGGTGGTCTTCGCGCATCCTCCGCATCGCTGTTCCATTTCTGGCTCATCCGCTTGATGTCATTTCAGTCGCTGGATATGTACTTTTCAAGCTGCACGAGGTGGACTGAAAATGTCCCCTCAATGCATAGGCCACGGGAACGGCTTTTTTAGAACCATTTTTGAAAGATTTTTTTGATTTTTTGGAATTTCTTCGATATAGCGCGTTGTGAACAGCCCCATCTCTCTGCAAGTTCTTTCTGACTATGTTCCTCCAGCGTCAGAAATGTTAATATTTCCAGTTCTTCAATGCTCAGCGTTTTGATTGCCTGCAACAATCGCAGATCCTCCAGCGTATCAACCCATGCATAACGGTCTGGAAAGGAGCTTTCATCAAAAGAAGTGAATAGCGCCTCGTTTTTCCGAAGCAGCGCAGACCGACGATCATCGTCCGGGCTGTCAATTTCCAGCGACGGCATTTGTGTCGCCCTGCGCTCATAAGCGCGGTTGCGGCAGAAACAATACCAGTCATAGTCATAAATTTTCTGTATCGCCGTCTCACTCATACCGGCGTCCGCGTACTCTTTTCGAAGGCGTAACCATTCACGGTCAAATTTTGCTTTTTCCTGTGCGCAGTTGAATCCCATTACGGATTCCTCCAATCTTTTGAAATTTTTCGAAAACCAAAATTTCAAAAGCGGAGGAGCGCGGATGGGGTAATAAAAAACCGCCAGTGCGCTGCGGCTGCAATTTGCAGCGTATGCGCACTGACGGACGTCAAAAATATTCACCAGTAGTTCCACTCGACGCCGTACAACTGCCACTTGTTTGAAAGCGGCCTTGCGGCAAGAGTGGAATCTACCGGTGTTCTGGGCTGCTGGTCACCGTTTGAGGCGCAGCCCGCGCCTCTTTTCAGGGAAAAATAGCATAAAACGCTCCATCCCGGCAGGAATGGAGCGTCTTAGTCGCACGGATTGCCCTCCAGCACTGCCGTTTTTTTATATGCGGCGCTGGAGGTATTTCCTT